GTCGCCACATCAAATACTTAACAATTGGATTTGCTGGATTGTGCAAAATCCACCACTTTGTCTTTTCATATTGAACCTTTGCAAGTTGAGTAAGCATATAAAATGCCCTCGCAATAGAGTTATCTGTGACAACTAAGTAGGCTATACAAAAGAAAATAATTAACCAAACAGTATAAGCAGTCATCGTCTCAAAGTTTTCAGATATTCAAGAACATTTTCTCTTACTGCCATTAACTCGTGAAAACATTTTTGATTGTGAGCACATTGACGAAGTTCGTGGTCTGGTTTATGCACACTCTCAATGAATAAATCAAGTCCACGGTTCCACTTTATTTCTGGCGTATCGTCTTTCATATATTTTTCAATGAACAAATTTAAATATTCATCACTCATCTTTTTTAACTTTTATAGGACAGGTAGGAATAGTTTGTTTTAATTCTTCAATCAATTCGTTTTTCAAATACTCAGGTAGAGCACCATTGGATTTAATTCTATTAATGACACTAAAGGCCTGACTGCAAGTGATTGTTGTCGTAAGAAATAGAGCAACCATTGTTTTTGTTCTATCAACTATTTAATGCACTTTATAATCTTTTAACAAAACTGGTCAATCGTGACTTCACTTTTTCTCTTACTTGTTCTCTTCTTTTGATGCTTGATAGTGATAAAATCAACACACTCCTCAAGAGTTACAAACTGCTTAATCTGCTGTCCATTATTAATGACCATAAAGTTATTGCCATATGGAATTGCTGCCCACATCTCGTCATGAGTGATGTAAAAGTCTTGAGATTGTGGGTTCAGTAGTGAACTGTTTGTGAAAGACATAAAGATGATTTAATTACAGACAGTTTACTTCAAAATTCTTTGATTGTCAAATACACTTGACAGTTATCCAATATGTCTTTAGAATTGCTTTGTGAAGTTTAAAGATTATGTTTAATAAGATATTTTACTTTTAAATTTATTATTGGATTTATTTGATCTAAATCCCATCATTGGTCTTTTATCATATTTAAATTCACTGTACGGCCCCTCAGAATTTACATAATGAAGAAAACATTGCATTTGTTGATCTCCAGTGTATGGTTCTCTCCAATGCTCTAATTCACATCCAGAATAAACACACATGTCACCTGGATTTAATTTAATAATTTTTTCCCGACCATCTCTATCTTTTATGTGAAAATTCCAGAGATGTGTAGAACTTATACAAATTGTTGTAGAATATTCACAACTTGGTCTATCTTTATGAGAGTTTAATGTTGCACCATTATAATAAATTCTTGCATAAGAATATGCTGGATATAACTTAACTTTTGTAATATCTTGCATCAAATCAATTAGATTTAATGAAAGTGCTTCAAAACAAGGTGCTGCATATATTGAAAATGATTTTGGAGAATATATATCCCCAAATGCGTACTTATTTTTTTCATTATTAATAAAAAAAAGTGTATTTTTTATCAACTCAAATTCTATTTTTAAATTTTGTAAAAGTTGCTCTGATATTACATTATTAACAACCTGATATCCTTCTTTTAAAAATGTCATAGTAAATTTGTTATTAAAACTATTGGATATATTTCTTTATTTTATCTTAAACTGTTCATAATTTATTAAAAATCATAGATTAAATTCTGGGTTATTTAGCATCTTTTCATGAAACTCATCCATTCTTTGAAGTCGTTTCTCCCAAGTTTCTCCTGCAGTGTCTCCTAACTTGGGATTAAGACAATTTTCATCATTTACTCTATTGCATACAAGACCTGCCAAATCTTCTTCTTTTCCGGGTTTTCCATTAGACCAATAAAGTTGCCCTGCTATCCATCGTGCTCCACATTTAGAGCAGGTTTTGATTTCCATTTGATTTAAAAGATAAAGAACTTTTTTCCACTGAGTTTAGTTTCTCTTTAAGATTTGAAATCTCTTTTGATGTTAAATTGTATCGTTTACCTTCGAAATAGAGATAAAACTCTTTGGAAATCTCATCATAGTTGATATCAACCATTTGTCTGCATCATTTAATGCTTTATTTAGGTTTGGGTTAGGAATAGAAATATTTTGATGTTTTAAATTCAACGTTTTTATTATAAACGTCCTCACTTAACCACATGTCAACGTAATTATTGGTTCCTTGAAATCCAAGAGACTGAATATCACCACCTCTACTTGGTTTTCTCAAAGAAATTACTTTTTTGCTTTCGTCTAAAATAAATCCAGTTAATTTGTTTAAATCATATCCAAAAGAAATTAATCTTTCATTACCAATATCAATATCATCGCAATTAACAGTATTAACCTGTCCGTTTGTCATAACTTTATCAAAGTTTTCCTGCGATCTCATAATTGCTTTTCCAAGAACTGTGGGACCTCCGACATCAATTGCAGAAACTCCATAAAACTTTGTTTTGCAATGATGTACCATTAAATCAATTGCAGTTTTCATAATATTTGATTTTGGTTTTGAATAAATGATAGCATTATTGACAGCCCACCAAGGGTCAGAAAATTCTGGCAAATCACGAAATGCAAAGAAGTTTTTGTCTTCCAAATCCAAAGAATTAACGCACAATAAACTTATATCAATGTAAAGTCCGCCATAAAGATACAAAAGACAATATCTTGCAAGGTCCGCTTTATAAGCATATGGTTTTAATGAATGATAGGAATTAATAACCTCTTTTGGAAAATTATTTTTTATAATTTCTTCTATTTCTTCTCCACAATACAAATGATATTGGTAGTTTGGATATAATTTTTTTATTTGCGATTGACAAAACTGAATATAATTTGGAATTTTTGGTATTGTATTGGTGGAGTTTATGAGAATTTGATGAATAAGCATTTAAAAATAATTAAAATTTATACTTGATCCGTACTTATTTTCGGTGGTGGTAATTTTTCCTTGAGGTTGATGTGTTGAGAATTTAACTATACTATATCTACTAACAGTATCACTACTTTTCAATTCAGTCACTCCATGCAATTCTGTTGAGAGAAATATTATTGATTGATTATTTTTACATTTATGGATGTGGTTATATTCTGGAAAATATAAATTACCATCTTCACATTTATCATAGTTTTTATAAAAAAAGGTGATCATACTAAATATTCCATCATCACAATGCGGTTTATAGTAATCACCACAACTATAATAATTTAAAAGATCACCTCCCCAAACTATGGAATTACACATCCTATGTAATGTTTTATTTTTCCAATCTTTATCAGAACAAACTTTATCAAGAATATTATTAAGATAATTTATAATTTTTAAAGATTTATAAAATTTAGATTCGCATAAAAAAATTCCTTTATTTTTCTTTAAAATTTTTCCATCAAAGTCTTTTGCAGGAAAAGTAAATTTTTCTAATTTAAATTCAGTTTTCAATATTTCTATTTCTTTGAATATTTCAGATAAAACTTTATCAGAAAAAATATCATCAATTATAATATGATAGAATGGTTCGGTATAATGTTTGATGTTCATTGATATTTGGCAAAATCATTATTAAATTTTTTTGTAAAATTTGCGTATGAACTGGAACTTACTCTCCAAAATTCAAGATGCATTTTGCCATATTCTTCTACAATTTCTGGAGGAAGAATATTTTTTGGTGGGTTATATTCAACCCTTTTTCTGACTGTATGAAGATCTTCCAAGTTACAAGCTTTATCAAAAATCTCATTTGAATATTCAACATTCCCAAAATCATGTTCATAATAAGGTTTTTCTAAAAAATTATAAATTTCTTTCATAGTTTTTTCTGGGTATTTACATAGATTTTCATACTCTACAAACATTATCATTTCCGGATTTAATGCATAACCCTCCTTGAGAGAAATGAGAGGATCTATAACAATTCCACCATCTGTTCCCATCATTGAATTGCACCTTGAAAAAACATTATCATGATATTTTTGCACTTCAGTCACATAAAATGGATTTTTTGCAGATATTACTTCAAAAGAATTTAAAATTGAAACTATATCTCTAACAGGACACAAAATTTTTGTATAAGGAAAAAGTTCTTTTAAAAGATTTGTTTTTTTAGACCATAATCTCGAACTATCAAAAATTATAGATTTGTCTAAGTGTTCATAATATCCTTCAAAAATTTTGTACATCAAATTTTTTCTTTGATGTTTATCTGAAGTAAAATTATATTCTCCACTTGAAATTGTATGGATTGTAACGTCTATTAAATTATGGATGGGCGATCCAATATCAGCATAAAACTCTGGATTTTGACGGAGAATTGATGAAAGCAGAGTTGATCCAGACCTTGGAAGTCCCGAAATAAAATAATAAGATTTCATAAAAAAAATAATATGTTTTTATATACTCAGTAATTTTAAAAAAATTTTAAGTTGGAGTGCATCTAAAAGCACGAACTGAAAGATTATTGCCATCAATTCCATTATTTCCATAATTAGTATCATCTGCTCTTGTTACCCACCATCCTTGGGGATGCGATTCAGATGATCTATACCAATAGTTAGTTCCATAATAAGTCATAGTAGTTTGAGTTCTTGTGTCCCAATATCTCCAACACTGTCCAAAAGTTCTTAACATACTCAATTGGGGCACAAACCATCCGCAAGATCCCATACAAGAGTTTGCAACAGTCACTGCATCATCAACCGTTCCAGAACCTGTCCCTGCAGGTCTGGCAACTTCTGTGCAAGATGGTGCTATAAAATATTTAATTGTTCCTGAACAACAAATTAAAAACCCTTTGCAATCAGAGAGGGGATTTTTTGCTTGGCAATATATCTCGTTTAAATTAAACCTACCAGCTCCAGGTGCATTATCGCATCTGCAACCTAATGCTATTGGAGTAAATGGGCAAGTTCTAAGACCTACTACTCCAGCATTTCCGCCTGTGTTACTTACAAGTCTTACATTTACGTTAGTGGGTCTAAATGGTGCCATTTTTTTATTCTGGTCGAGTTGGCCAAGTTACATTTTTTGGATCTGTTGTATTTGCTGGAAGATCTCTTAAAGCTTGGCGATATTCTTTCCAAGCAGCAGAGATATTAGTTGATGTTTCTTTTGCTTTAACTACAACCCAATCACTTGAGTTTAAAAGAAAATTTCTTTTGTTTCTTAATTCTTTTAAGAAAACTTCGTCTGGAATTGGTATCGTAACCCAATCACCAAGTTCAATATTCCATTCTTGTGTTTCTACTTCTGGATTAAAACTTGGTTTTGTATATGGTCCACTGTAACTAGCATCCGCAAGTTCTTCATCAGTAAAGGTCTCTGGATTTGTTCTTTTTAATCCACTTGATAAAACAATTTCATTTAAATATTCTGGTTCTTGCCCTCTATAAGAGTACAATTTTGTTATATCTGCCATTTATATTACCTCAACGAATGGAATCGTAAGAAACTGCAACATCAACACTAGAATTAGCACTTGCCTGAACAACTAAAGAAGTGTTTTCGGTTAAGTAAAAAGAGGAAGCTTTATCGGTTACAACCAGAGTTGATGCACTTGCAATGCCAACGTTTCTTAAAATCCAAGTTGTAGTTCCTGCACCTGCAGCTAAGTTGTTAATACCAACACTCAAATATTGAGTACCAGATGCCGCAATGTGTGATCCAGAAATTAAGTTAATTTTTAGAATAGTGTTGCTATTATTTGCATTACTTATGTATGACGTAGATGCGGTAGTAGCAGTGAAATTGGTTGTGAAGCCTGTAATTGTAGTTACACCTACAATATTTGGAGTTGCCATAGAAAGAATTTATAATTTTATTAATTTATTCTATTTATACTATTTAAAAATCAAGATCTATAATTATGCTCAGGACCAAATAACCATTGATATGCAAATGCTGAAGATTTAGTAGCTATACTAAGACCTGTTAAATTGCTACCATTTCCGACAAAGTTAGTTGCTGTAATAATACCAGTAATGTTTACATCACCACCTGCAGTAAAGACTTGTCCAGTGGGAACAGTTGCCCCAAAAGACAATTCTGGTCCTCCAGTATCGGATACATTGACAATAGAATTTACTTGAATTTGTGACATGATTTTATGCGATAATGTTTAAAGCTATTGCTGAAGATTTAGTAGCTATACTAAGACCTGTTAAATTGCTACCATTTCCGACAAAATTTGTTGCTGTGATAATACCAGCAACATTTATATCTCCAGCAACTGAAAATACTTGCCCAGAAGTTACGGATGCTCCATATGCAATGATTACGGCATCATTTCCATTTCTACCAGTTATTTTATTAACTTGAATTTGAGATTGTGGTAATGGCATGATTTTTAAGCAATGAGGTTAAGGGCAATTACTCTGGAATTTGATGCTTCACCAGCAACTCCAAAAGTAGTAATTCCAGCTCCCACTCCAGAAAATGTAGTTGCTGTCACTACACCAGCAGTGTTTATAACTACAGTTCCCGAAATTACTTGTCCAGATGGAATAGTAACACCTTTAGAAAATTCTACAGGACCAGTTCCGTTAAAATCTGTAATTTTAGTTGTTCTAAGTGCTGACATGTAACTACTCCTTACAGAATTGCGAGTGTGTTGCCAACACCAACAGTAATTGTTGATCCAACCGAAACATAGATTGGACCAAAGACACCATAATTTGTATTTGGTCTATCTAAAGTATAACTTGTGGTTATGTACTGTGGATTTGCAAAAAATGCTGCTGTTGTAACTCCAGTGGTAGAAACTCCACTTCCACCACCAGAAATACTAACATCAACAGTACCACCAGAAACTCTAAAGGTATTACCAGTACCAATAAAGTTCAGTTGAGTTACACCAGTTCCAATCTGAGTTCCGGCAGATTGAATACCAATTCCACCTCCACCTTGGATACTAATATCAACAGTACCACCAGAAACTCTAAAGGTATTACCAGTACCAATAAAGTTCAGTTGAGTTACACCAACTCCAGCAATAACAGAACTCGCAGATTGAATTCCGACACCTAAACCATAACGAGATATGTCCCGTGCTTTTGTCATCTTATAATCTTTTTAGTTATTTATGACTTTTTGTTATCCAATAATTTTTTCTAAATCACCTTTGATTTTTTTATAGATGTCTAAAATTTCATTAGATTTAATTTCTATTATTTTTTAACAAATTCAAGGCAATTAGGTGCCAGCATTTTTAGGGATGTGGACAAATATAAGTTTTTTTGCGATTAATGGTTATTCAAAAAATAATTAAGTATTAGGAGGCAGTGCATCTAAAGACACGAACACAGAAAATGCCGTCACCAGTCGTTTGCGATAAACTTCCAGTACTAAAGTCTACCATCCTAGCAAAAAACCCTGGAGCAGGTGGCGCTCCACTATCAGACCAATAGTTTTCGAGGCAATACGAATCCCAATAAGCTCTACAACAATATCCAGGATTCTGGAGTGATCCGAAATCAGGCACAAACCATCCACAAGAACCCATACACGAGTTCGCAACAGTTACTGCATCTGCACGAGAATAGAAAGTTCTGGACACTTGTGTACAAGATGGTGCAACGAACCATTTAGTTCCATCGGAACCTCTGCAAATATGAAAACCTTTACAATCAGTGATTTGGCAACCACAACATTCTTTTACCCCACAAAAAGATTCGGAAATATTAAATCTACCGGTGCGGCATCCCCCAAGGCATCGACACCCAAGGGGAACATCTCCACACAAATATGGGACTATTGTTGTTCCTATCACTCCACCATTACCTCCAGTGGAACTTACAATTCTTTTATTTAAATTTGCAGGTCTAAATGGTGACATATCATTCGGGATGTGTTGGCCAAATTACATTTTTAGGGTCTTCAGTATTAGAAGGAAGATCTCTTAAAGCTTGACGATAATCTTTCCAAGCAGTAGGAACGTTAGTTGACGTTTCTTTTGCTTTAATTGCAATCCAATCAGTTGAGTTTAAAAGAGCATTTCTCCTATCTCTCAATCTGTTCCAAAAAACTTCATCGGGAATTGGTGTAGTGACCCAATTTTGCTCTTCGGAACTCCATTCTTGAGTTTCAATCTCAGCATTAAATTCTGGTTTTACAAAAGGTCCGGTATATCCTGCTCTTGCAAGTTCTTCGTCGGTAAAACTTTCTACACCTTGTCTAAAATTTACACCACCCCACCCTTCAGTGTAATGAATTTCGTGAGGAAGAAGTTGTGGTTCTGCACCCTGATATGAGTAAAGTGCTGTTGGATCTGCCATTTTATTTCTCCTTTTAATTAATTATCAAAGATTGGTAATATCTTCATAAGAAACAATAAGATCCATTGCACTTGCAGTTCCAGATAAAGCAGTGAGTGATCTATTTTCTTCCAAATAAATTGAAGATGCTTTATCAAGAATAACAAGGGTTGATTTTGTGGCAACATCAATACCATTTGCAATTGTCAGAGTAGTTCCTGCTCCGGCAGCATTGTCATTATATCTTACACTAACTGATGCAGTTGAACCAGTTTTATTTGCAGCAACAATTGCATTAATTTTGAAAACTTTACCACTATTTGCGGGATTGCTAACAATAGTTGTTGCAGTAGTTCCCAATTGTTGAGATGTAGTAATACCAAGAATAGTTGTTACACCGACAATATTTGGAGCAGCCATATTTTTTATTTTATAAATGAACTTTAACTTTATTTATATAATTTATACTCTATGAGGGTGATCTCCCAAAATATATCTCAATGCAATTAATTTTGATATGCTAACCACAAGAATTCCTGTTAAATTTGATCCTCCACCACTAAAAGTTGTTGCCGTGATTACCCCTGCCACATTAGCGTTCTTTGCTGTTAAAAAACCAACCGTTGCTATTCCGGAAATATTTAAATTTCCTTGGACATTTAAAAGTTGTCCAGAT